TCTGCATTGGGGAAGACACACTAGGTGTTTTGTTTTGGTCTAAGGACCTAACAGATGCGACGGGGGGCAGCAGGCCCCCCCGTGCACGTGCCAAGCCGTTAGTTATCCACGAGCATATCGTAACGCTCGTGTACAACCCTATCGACTAGCTCGACCCTCTGGCTCGTTTCGGATACGAGGAAGTTACCTCCCTCGCCCGTACAGGAGCGCAGATCGTGCATAAGTTTACGAAACAGGAACTCCCTTGCGGGAACCTGCGTCGTAGCTCTCATATACGCTTGATATCTGGAACCTCGGGCTCGAGGACCATCTTGCAGCCACCCATCGAACTCGACATCACTGTCGGGTCCTATTGGGGGCATACGGCTGAACGTTCTTCCGATGAGGAAGTCGTCCAGCTTCGCCGGATAGTCTCCAAGTTGACCGAGGAACCATTTGCGTACACGATTTCGGATACCGATAGCCTCCATAGCATCCTGCGGTACAGTTTTGATGAAGAATGGACGTATATCACGCCCATCCAGAGCATCTACACCGCACGACTCGCGTACTCTTTGGCCGCCATGAAAACTCTTCTCAGAGTTGACAAGGAAGCCCGAGTACTCAAGGTAGTTCGTGATTTGCAGGTATAAGTAATCGGGACCGATGATGTCGTCACCAAAGACGGCAAACTCATCGGATCGATGTCCAAACACCTTCGACACGCCCACACAGATCGCCATAAAGATGACGGTCTCCAACTCAAACGTAAACCCATTACCCATCGAAGAAAACTTCCGATAAAGGAAAGCCTCCCCTGATGGCAGCACCCCCCATGGGGCGCGTAACGAGTCTAGCAATCGAAACCAGTCCGGAGGTAACAGTGCCTTCACAAGTGCATAGCCGACGGTGTCGGATGCGCTTGATAGGTCAATCGTAAACAAGGACAGATCGCGAGAAGCGATCAAGGCCTTGCGCCGATTCCTGTCAGCTTGGTGGTTAAGGTCTACGCCAACGGCAAGGAGCCGCTGACGTATAAGTGACCCCACCCCCAACTGAAGGTAGATGTTTCCGGTCTGTTCTTTTGCTATAGGACGGTCCTTGCGGCCGTCCTTGGGGACAGTAGTGACGACATTGAAAGGATAGACCCCTTCGACGATTGTGTTGTGAAACACCGTGCGGTCCAAGATGGACCACATGGGAACACCGCACTCTCGCCGGTAGGAATCCTCCAATGCGGACTCCCAACGGGAGTCAGCTCGTATACTGTCAGCTAGTAGACCTCGGGCAGACGGCGTAGATCGGTACGGCCAGTGGGCAAGCTTAAAGAACTTGTTCCTCTGATCGTAGCCAATGGACGCCGTGGAGCCTGGGCCATGCTTAGCACTATACATAACCGCGTCGTTATCGGGGGCAGGACCTAACAAGTCCGCTAGCCACCGACGAGCACGTACATACACATCGTCAGTCAACCAGTCCGGCTTTAAACCCGGAACGGCACTGTCGACAAGTCTCACGTTAGTGAGACAATCAAGCCGCCTCTGTTTTGCAGAGACGAGCTCAAGTCCGTTGCACTTGCGAAACGCAGCCACCAACATATGGACCACGGCGGGATTACCCCGCTTAGGGTCCACTCCCACGGCAATACGCTGTAGACCGTGGAGAGCGTCCAACCCGTAGTATTCTGCAGCCATCTGACGTCGAAAGACATCAGATAACTCGTCATACAGGCTGGAGCTTAGCTGGTCAGCGGTAGCGGTTAAGAGCTCTCTTAAGAATTGCCAGCAGTAA